CGATGGCTTTGTCAGTAAGCGTCTGTACAAGTTTGTACAGCTTCTCGCTGGTCTTGCTGGTTGCTTCTACGTAGTTGCCCCGGCGTTCTGCCCAATTCCCTTCGGTTGCCCAGTATCGGATGGTCCGCTCAGCAACCCCAAGGCGCTCTGCGATATCGGTCTGACCGAGATGTTCCTGCACATACAGCCGTTCGGCTTCGCTGTAGAGCTCTGCTTTTTTAGCCATACAGCTCTTCGTGCAGATCGTTGGCTTGTTTTTTTACTCTACGCAGGTCATTGACGTATGATTTTAAGTCCATTGCCGCCTGATGGATACTTTCGACATCAAGCGTTGACAGGTCGCTCTTGTTATAGGTTTTCAGCTCAATGGCAATGATGGCATTGGCTGCCTTGGCATCGAGGGCAGTGATTTTTTGACGCAGCTGTTCAAGCTGACCAAGTTTTAGGTCACGAATCTGACTCATTCTTTATGGTTCTGATGTTCGAGAAGTGATCTGAAATGTTCAAAGCACGGGTTTTTTGTATGATCGTCGTGCTTAATGAAGAGGTCACGAAATGCCTGGTCGTAGTGTATCTGCATTTGCTTTATCCGTTCGACCAGCTGGGTGATGGCGTGGATCTGCTCTCTACTGTCTCTCATGACGTCGGTCAGTATTGAGAAATTCTTTTCGATTAAACTGGTAAGCATCAGTTTATCCCCGGCGTCTTTTTGTTCTCTGAGCTTGAACTCTTCCGTCCAATGGAGTTGCTCGGTCTTAATCCAGTGCCTTGTTACTGCCGAGAAAATGATAAGCGCTCCGAACAGCAGTACTGCAATACCGAGTTGTAAAGCAAGTTCGACGAATCCTTGACTCCCTATTTCTGTCATAATGTTGGGTTATGCGATTTTGATACTCCCTCAAAGTAGCCTTGATTTCCGGCAGGGTTCTATAGATCGTTTTCCCTGCAAGTTTTCCTGGAAATGGCGCATGAAAGATTTGCCGATTACGCTGCATAAGTTGCAGGTAATTATAGGAGCATTCACGTCGCGGCATCTCCACCGCAATGAGTCTTTATCACCAATTGAATCACCGATGAATGGACTTTAAACGCCACAAAATATTTGCCTCAGGGGTGCATAAGAAAGAAACAACCAAGGAGAAGTTCTGGCCGAAAGAGAAGGTGCTTGGTGTCTTTGAATCAACCAAGGCGAACAGCCCGCTGAAAATCCCTTATACCTACCGCCATCCGAAGAATAACCTTCCAGTGCTTGGCTATGCTGATCGCGAAAGTATCCAGGTGTTTGAAGAAGGCGGTCGGACATACTTGACTGCTCAGCCGCTTGACTTTGCAAAAGAATGGATTGCCAGTTTGAAAAATGCTGGATGCGACAAGGTTTCGGTCGGGATAGGTAAGCTCGGTGAGATCGTACACATAGGCTTCACTGATAACCCTGCTGTGAGCGGACTTGGAGTGGCATTTGAAGCATCGGATAACGTCCCGGCAGTCTATACCGAAGAGGTTGAATTTGAGGCATCAGATCTTGGGAATCCGGTAGAGGGTTTTGATGTCAGCTGGAAATGGATGTTGCAGGGCTGGATGCGAGATGTTGCCGGACTGTTCCAGCGTATGCGTGACAAGGAAATCGAAGCGAACGGCATCGAAGCCGCTGATAAGTTCCTCCCATCGTATGTGATGGACTTCCTTAAACTTGACCTTCCGGCAGATCCGCCTGACCTTCCGGCAGATCCGCCGAAAGATGCAGTTCCATACACTACCACTAACAAATTCGAATCGGATATGACAGTTGAACAACAGGAGGAGCTGGAAAGACTCCGGACAGAAAACGCAACACTGCTGCAGCAGCAGAGTGAAGCAGCTGCAGGACTTGTGCAGGCTGAAATTCTTGGTTTTTGCTCAGAACATCGAGCAGTTGTTACTCCAAAAATTAAAGACCAGATCGTTGCTATCCTGAGTGACCTCTACGGTGCACAGCCAGTGCAGTTTGAAGTTGATGGCACAAAGGTCTCGAAGACAAGCTTTGATATGCTGAAAGAGCTGATAGCTGGAGCAAAGCCTCAGTTGGTGTTCGAGGAGGTGGCCACAAAAGAAAAAGCTGCTGAAGGAGACGCGCCGGATGGTGATCCAGTACAAGCTGCCTTGACTGCGCAGTTTGAAGCAGCTCAGGGATCGAAATAAGGATTTATCAATCAAAACTCTTTACGGATATGTATTTACATCAAATATCGGGAGGTGATGAAGTCACCAGGATGGTCGTTGAAGAGGTACGCAGGAATGCCCCTCTGCTTGACGTCATCCAATTTTTTGTTGAACCGGGTGGTGCAGCCAGTCTGCGTAAAGATGCCGACATCAACACTGCCGCAGCGTTCAGGGCTATTGGTTCTGATTATGGTACTAATGACGTCGCTCCGGTTTATGCGGCTTTTGCGCTTAAAATCTTCGGTAAAACGCTCAGGGTTGACCGGGCTTTTGAAGATCGAGGGAGTGATATCCCTTCAGAGTTTAAACGCCAGCTGAAAGCTTTTGCCCGAACCCTTGGGAAAAACCTTCAGACCTACCTGCTGACCGGCGACCATACGGTTTCTGCGTTGCAGTTTGACGGGATGAAAAAAGCTATTGCAGGTCTCAATGCTACACAAACATTAACCAATCTTGGCGATAATGGGCTTCAGATTGTTGCCGGTACAGATAACACAGCCAAGAAAAGCCATCAGCAGTTTATCGAGGCGCTGAATGACCTGATAGCTGCTATAGATGGCGGTGCATCTGCTTTGGTGTTCAACTCCAAAATATGGAGCAGGCTTTCAACGGTTGCTCGTGATAATGTCAGTACCACGACAGATGAGTTTGGTCGTCAGATCGATCACTTCAATGGAGTTCCGATTATCCCTGCAGGCTTTAAGTATGATGGATCGGATAACCTGCCCTTAACGGAAACAAAGGGAACATCGTCTGATACTACCACGATCTACGCTCTCCGCTCCGAAGAGGCTGCTTACTGGAGTTTGATGACAACTCGCAGTGGACTCAAGGTATATGACATGAAGCTGGTTGGAAACTTCTATGAGCAAACTATTGAGCTGCAGGCTGACAGTGGTGAGGCGTTCAATGGTCGTGCTCTTGCCTGTTTACCAGGCGTGAGACTGGGTTGATGTTGTACGTCGACTTGACATATTTGCAGGGAGTTATTCCCCTGCAGAAGATTATCGAGTGTTGTGACGATTATGGAGTTGGTACACTCGACACAGCCGCGACAGCAAACTTGACGGCGTGCAATGTTGCTGCGGTCTCGGATATCCACCTATACTGCAGGGGCCTTTATACTCTGCCTTTCAGTCCGGTGCCGGATGATATCAAAGAACTGACTGCTCAGCTGATGAAATGCCACCTGTATTTCCGAAGAGCTGCAGAAACTGTTCCGGATGCGATAACCCAGCTGTACAAACGCCAGCAGGAAAAGCTGAAAGCAATAACCGCGAACACGTTCCGGATTGACTCAGGAACAGATACGATTGCTGTAGCACAGGGACCAAGGGTGAATTATACGAGGCACAGGTTTCCCCAAGGATTTACGGGAGGGTTACTGGATGATGATTACCCTCGAATCGGCATTGAACAGGAAACGCAGCAAACAGGCCAGGAGGAGACTTTGTGATTGATATGCGTCACAATGTAAGGGCCTATAGGAGTTTTCGCCTGCTTAAGTATCATTTAACGCTATTTAACGGTGTTCTGATACGTGAACGCTATGTAAAAGAGAAATGAAAGCATTTATCCCTTTATCAACCTGGGTTTTTGATACGATCAAAGAATTTGAAGGCCTCCGACTTACGCCATACTTATGCCCTGCAGGAAAATGGACGGTAGGGTGGGGTCACACAAAAAACGTTGACCCCAAAAAGGCTATTACTGAAGTTGAAGCTGAACGATTGCTGCAAGAAGATCTTTCTTTTGTCGCTGTGCATGTGATGAAACTTGTCACTAGTGAAATTACTCAGGGAATGTTTGATGCGCTTGTTGATTTTGCCTTTAACGTCGGACTTGATGAGGATCACGATAACAGAGCAGAAGGTCTTGGAGATTCTACTCTCTTGAGGCTGGTCAATGAAGGCCGATTCGATGATGCGGCGAAAGAGTTCCATAAATGGGAAGGTGCGCATGTTAACGGGAAATTGGTGAAGCTCGTTGGTTTAGTGAATAGGAGAGAAAAAGAGAGGCTAAGGTTCTTGTCAAAGGAGATATTGTAAATGATACCTATAATCGATGGGATTATAAATCTTGCCACTGGATGGATAAACGGGAAGCAGGAAAAGCAAAAGCTTGACCTTGAGCTTCAGCTCGAGCAGATGCGTATTGATGCGAAAAAAGAGAGTGCGCCTGATGACTATGATATGGAGGCGATGAAGAACCAGGAGCACAGCTGGAAGGATGAATATCTCTTATGGGTTTTTACGATTCCGTTTGTCTTGTCGTTTGTACCACAGACACAGGAGGCTGTTGTAAAAGGGTGGCATTATATTGCGCTGGCACCATGGTGGTATCCGTCTCTACTCATTGGTATCACTGCTTCAGTCTATGGGCTTCGCTGGTATTTCGGAGACAAGAAGTTTAACTATTTCACAAGTAAGGATTTGCCAACGGACTTAACCACTGAGGCAAAATGAAAAAATTTATACTCTTTACCACTCTATTGTTGACAGCAACTTTATCAGGTTGCACAACGGTGAAAAGCAGTTCCGTTACAACGAAAACGAAAACTGAGGCTACTCCTCAGACAGTACAAGAAAAGCTGCAACTCGCTTATGTTACCGGGTACGGAGCTGCAGCACTTCTTCAGCAGCTCAACTATGATGCACTTACAGCTAAGCCACCTCTTATAACCACAGCACAAGGGAAAACAATAAGAGATGCAGTTGTAAAGGCTCAAGCGCTTCTTGATATCGCATACCCGTTAATTAAGAAGGACCCTGTTGTAGCTCAGCTTACATTTTCCCAGGCATCAGAGGCGATTCAACCTGCTGATTCTTTGCTAACAAAAATTGGACTGAAAAAATGATTGATCTTGTGATGGTATCGCTCCTTGAGGAGCTCTTAAAGGCAGGACTTACGGCTGTTGGAGCTAAACAGAACCTCATAAATTTATCCGAGACGGTTGGGAAATTAATCGTCGATGCTGATGCCTCAATTGCGTCGATAATCGATCATGCTAAATCTGCTCAAGCCGGAACGTTGACTGATGCTGAGGCAGCTGCGATGAAGGGTAACCTTAACTTATTAACTCAAAAGGTTGATGCTGTTTTAGCGGGACAGATTGACTCACCAGTATCACAGTTACAAATTCGATAGCAATGAAAACAGTGGTATTGTTTACTTCCCGGGTGCTTGAAGCTGGAGCAACATCAACGGGAGTACTGGTAGATGTAAATGCTCTTGGTGCATCAGGTGATTTCGGTCTTGAAGTTGATTCAGATGCTGCTGTGGTGATCAGTTATAAAGCAAGTGCGGTCCTCGATACTCCAGCCAAGGTCGATGGCGGAGGAATACTCCTTACCCATGACGGCAGTGGTCGCAAATGTTACTGGCCAGCTATTGGGCCATTCGCGAAAATTTGGATTTATGCAACTGCTCCAGCAGGATCTGCTGCGACGGTTACAGCAACTTTAAACGTTTATTGATATGCCTTGGCCTGACAGGAAAGTAATGAATGATATAGCAGGACTCAATGCAAGGATATCAGTAATCGAGACGATATCACAGTCAGAAGATTACTTCGGATTTGCATACAACACCTATTCGGATGTATTCACCCGCCTCGGAAAGTCGCAGGGTATTCCGACTGGCGTTTTTTGTCCGCGATGGGTATCTCCCATAATCTCCAGGTTGAGGATGGTCACTTTGAAAGATAATGGAGCGGTAACAAAAGAGATATCCTGGATTGATAAAACGAAGTACACTGACGGCACCACTGTACCTTTAAGTGGTACTGATGGCCAGGTGATGGTCGAGTACCTCCCTTCGTACGTTAAGGTCGGCACATGGGGAAACTGGGTTTACGTGATGCTCTCTCATTTGCCTCTTGAAGGGTTTACACTGCACCCTCTCTTTACTGGTATAAGTGCAGTTTACCAAGCGACATTTGAGGCGTCAGTCTATAACAGCGGATCTGGAAATAAGCTTTACAGTATCGCTAAAAGTCCAGCTGATGGGGTATCTGATGTATATCCAGTAACTGAGCGTTCTGGTGCGTGGGGGCTAACAGGGACTAATGCGTCACAGATGGATGCTCTTGCTGCCGCTCGTGGATCTAGCTGGCAGATACAGGACTTCCTGACAGCACAATATCAGCGACTGTTGATGCTCGCAATATTTGCTAGCTACGATATACCTGCCATTGTTGGTGCTGGACGTATCAATCTTTCCGGAGGTGCTTGGGTAAACGGAAGCTATATCGGTAAGTGCGGTTTAGGCCTTGCGGCTTACGACTATTACGGAGCTGTCCAGGTCGGTACAACTGGAGGCTATGCGACAGATTATTCCTTTGTGCTTGGTATTGAGAATCCTTGGGGGAATGTATGGGAAAGAGTTACTGCACTTATCAGCGATCACGATTATTACTATAAGCCTCAACCGCCTTACGATTATACAACGATAGCTGGATGGACAAGGTTACAGACCGAATTGGGTGTAAATATTACTCTTCCGTCCAGTGACGGATTTGGAGGAATACCGTTTTCCGGGTTGGGTATTGTGTTGCCCTCTACAGTGACGGGTAGCTCATCAGCAAAAATGAGGGATTATTACTACCAAGCCGCTGGCCTGCGGGTGTTGCTGGTGGGCGGTTATTCGGAGCACGGCTCGGCTGCGGGTCCGTTCTGTTGGGTTGCGAGTTACGCGGCATCGGATGCGAGGGCGAGTATCGGCGGGCGCCTCTGCTTCAAAAAAGCTGCGTAGCAGCTCGTTGTGCGTTGCGGTTTTGTTCTTTGGGATAAAAGGGATTGTAGTGTGCCTGCAGGTGTTGCTGGTAGGCGGTAATTCGAATAACGGAACGAATGCGGGTCCGTTCTATTGGAATGCGAATAACACGGCATCGGATACGAATACGAATATCGGCAGGCGCCTCTGCTTCAGAATTGTTCTTGTTCCTGGTGTCCTTGCCTCTTGGCAAAAAAGGAAGATGGCTCACTGTTATGCTGGTAGATAAAACGAAAGCTTAAGGGCCAACAATGAAGCGGTTCGGAGGGTTATGGGAGAGGATATGTTCTTTGGAAAATATTGAGTTTGCGCATCGTCTAGCACGAAAAGGTAAGGCTCATTATACAGAAGTGAAGATGGTTGATAGGGATCCTGATAAGTATTTCATGATGATTCGGAAAATGCTGATTGAAAAATCATTTATCAATTCTCCTTACGTCGTAATGATGAGAACCGATGGATTGAAAGAGCGTGAAATATGGAAACTGCCATATTTCCCTGATAGAATCATTCACCATTGTATCGTGAATATTCTGGAGCCGATATGGATACGGGGATTTATTCGTGATACCTATTCGTCGTTACCGGGCAGAGGTGTACATGATGGTGTTAAGCGACTCCGGAGAGCACTAACCTCAGTTGACGCAACAAAGTACTGTTTAAAGCTGGATGTCAGGAAGTTTTATCGATCAATTGACCATGGTGAGCTTAAGTCACTGATTCGGAGGAAAATAAAAGATATGGATGTGCTCTGGCTGCTCGACCTCATTATTGACAGTGCGCCTGGTGTGCCGATCGGAAATTATTCGAGCCAGTACTTTGCTAACGTTTATCTCTCGGATTTTGACCATTGGATTAAAGAGACGTTGAGG